GGGGGTTATTTTCTTGGTTCGCAGTTCGATGGTTGCTATGGCTTGAAGATATGAACTAAATCTCCAAGCAGCCTTTCTTACTACCGCCTAACCGGTGCAAGCTTTTTGACACAATTTTCGTGAGATAGGCATTATACGTAAAATAGTGTTTTCGGAAAAATTTATCCTAGTTTGTTGAATTTTGGGAGAGATCCTCCGCTGCTCCAACGGGCAGAGTCTTAAAGTCACGGTAAAACCAACCGCTGTTTGTCCACTTGGCAGATGACACGCCGGATTGCTTTAAATTAGCAGGACAGGGCCTTGATCTTGATCGGAAGGCTGTTGTCTTGCGCCTTATCACAACCATGATAGTTTTGTAAAACCAAATTCCTGTTTGCTCTCCAGGTGGGGACGCCAGGTTTACATTTCAGCAAGGTGACATCCTCATCGAAAGCGCCAAGGTATTCGGCGCGTACTTTATCGTAATGTTTCTTGGGGTAAAGGCTCAACTCATAAAAAGCGGCTTGCGACCGCATTTCAATCATCTCCTTCTTTGTGATACCTGGTACTTTGGTGGTATAATATAACATATCACGGATGGCGACCATCCTAAGGCGGCCAGCTGTAACTCCATTGTCTAACCGAACAAAGTCTCTACCTAGGAAATGGTCTTCCTCGGCATCAACGATGAAAGGCATAACTTCAGCCGTTTTTCCTGGGCTAGTATAAGTTATACCAAAGTATTTCATGAATCCTTCTGCCAACGTAGTCATATTAAAGCGTTCTTTCACTTTATCTGTGACTGATCCGCGAGAATCGTCTCCTAAAACTTTGAGGGCGCACTCCATCGCGAATTTGAGTTCAGGACACTGGATTTCAAAAATAAACTTGTGTCCTGCCCAAACCATGTAACTGTTGAATAGGGTCGTCAACAAATGGCCTGAGGAGTGTCCTCTCATTGTCTCGTAGACAGACGAACCAACTATGAAAAGGTAACCATTGAGGCCTTTGCAGGCGTTCAAAATCATTATCTGTTCCAACTCTGTGCAATCGGTGTTGTCTATGAGCATTCTTGCGAACGCCAAAGAGAAAGCTAATATAGTAACAGCTTCCTGTTTGCTAAGGTCTCCACCTATGCTATTGGGGTGTTTGTAGGCTTGAGTCGCTATATTGTGCCAATCCGCTGAATGCGGATTGACTCCTATAGCTGTCGCGCCTTGGCTATGGTGCGCCGTAATCATGTCGACGACATCTCCTGTCAACATTCTTAACGCAACGTTATAGGCCAGATCATGACCATTGACGTTGCGCGTCATGGGTATGCTTGTTCGCACTTTCTCAACTGGCAAGAGCTCATCTTTCTTAAACTGTTGACAGATCGGTGTCACTGTGCCCAATTTAAAGGCTTCGTAATACTTGGCTGTTCTCTCTCTGAGTTCAAGACTAGCAAACTTCTGGTTGAAGTTCACATGGTCCGACTTCTTACCGGGCAAGCCCCATCCAACGTACTTGGATGTGCTCGCCATTGATCTTATCTCTCTGCTCGGGTCACCAAAGAGAGCTGTATCAAAGTCCCAAAGGACTCCTTTACGGGGTAATTTAGCAAAATCTGCTGACCACCCACTCTTGGACATTATTTCTATTGGCTCGGAGTGGTGGGGTGAGGGTCCGATATTATGTGTCGCCACATTTCTGTTCTTTTGAGCAAGATTAGACATGTTTGGCGGCACCTTAATTTCGTCTGGGTATTTAGCTATCAACTTTGGGAACAAGGGTGTATAGTTTGTAACAGATGGTGCTATGGAGGTTTTGCCCTCCCATTTGCCTAGATACTTAGCTCCGGGTATTTGCTCTCCGGGGATCATGGGGTCTATTGATCCTTCTGCATCTGGGGCCAAGCTTTGCAGTTGGCCAAAATCCACTTGGTCTTCCTTAAAGATCGGAACGACCACTGCATCCAGGCCTAACTTGGCCATGTGCAGACCCAAAAGGGGGTACTGTTCGCCTAGGTCTGATGCGACGGGATCGCCGCAATCACCTGGCATACCTCCTCCTGAGGTCAAAAGATAGTAACTTAACATTGTATCACTGTAGACTAATTGCCCAGTCTCGTCGCGTATGGTAAACGCGCTGGGACTGTTAATCACTACAGTGCTGGTGAAGGGACCAAAACTTGTCACAAGTGACCTGCCCTGGTGTGTTATTTTAG